CTGTTTGAGTTGAAGACCTGAACCAGATCCCGGCCAGCCTCGGCTGCGGGGTTCGTGTCGTTGTATGTCTCCTCGCCGAATTTGTAGTTGAGCGCGATCCTCGCGGCCTTCTCCCAGGACGGCATCGCCATCGTCTCTTCGTGGGTGCGAAGCTGCGGCTGGTCAGACGGTACGCGCTGGCCCTCAAGCCGCCGGAGCCGCGCCGTCAGTTCGCTCTGAAGGCTCCAGGCCTGTGCTGCGTCCCAGGCGATCTTCTTGTGTTCCTCGTCCCAGGTGTTCGGAACTCCAGCTTCAAACTTCGCCCGATCCTTGATCTTGGCAGCGGCCTCGGCCAGCGCCGGTATGTCGGTGTAGGGGGCCTTCTTGCCTTCCATCACGTTTTGCTGGCTGTTCACCAGGGGGGTCACATCGATGTCATCAGGGAAGTCCCTGGTCACGCGCTCTCCGGTCTTCGGGTCGTGGCCGAAGAGTCCAGGCCCGCCTTCGTATTCCACGGCGTTGTTCGGGACGATGCCGTCCTCCAGGCTGTAGCCCTGAGAGAACGCAGCCCGGTGATCGACAGGCCGCTCCGGCTTCATCCGGCTCCAGACCTCATCGGCCTCGGCCATCTTGGTTTGGTGCTTGGCTTCGCGCTCTGCCTTTACGATGTCGGCCTCTGCGAGGTCGCCGGGTGTAAGGTTCTGCTCTTCGGGCATATCGGGCATCATGGGGTAGCGCATTATCTGATCTCCGCATTGACAGAGGTGAGAGCGTTGACAGCATCGCGATATTTATCAGGCGTGATGGTATTCTTCTCACGCGCCGTCTTGAGCCTATCGAGCGATGCCTGAGCGTCGATCCTTTGGTCGGTGTTGTTGACCTTCACAAACTGCGTCACGCCAAGCCTCGCCATCTCTTTCCACACCTCGTTTTGTTCAAGCTTTCGATAGGCGGCTTCGTTGTCTTGAACCCACCGGACAGAATCGAGTTTTGGGTTCTGGCTCTTCGCCTCTCGCAGATCCGACAGGTATTTGACTCGCACAACCTGTAGGCCTCTCTCTGCGAATTTTGAACTGTTCTTTGGTATCAAGTCCTTGATCAGACTCTCCGCGTCCTTGTGCTGCGGTGATTCGTAGACGCCCTTGCTCCAGGCATCGATCTCGCGCAGCGTCCGCGCCCGGTCTTCAGAAGAGATGGACGATGCGGAGTAAAGCCGCTCAACCTCGCTGCGCCAGTAGTCTGTGGACTCTTCCACGTTCATCGGAGAGCCGCCCTGGTTCTTCGGCATGATCGAAGTCGCAAGCCCAGACTGTATCAGGCGCAGCCCATCATCACCGGCCTTGTTTGTCTTGACCTCGATGCCGCCTTCGCTGGCCTTACGCAGCGCCGCCTCATCGGTGTTGGTCATCTGGAGCTTCGATGCGGTGGCCTGGATCTGCTCCGGTGTCCACGGCCTTCCGGCCCTCGCTGCGTTCCCGGCCTCGATGATGGCGCGATCTGCGGCCATCGTGCGCTCTTGCTTGGCCCTGGTCATACCGGCCTTCTCAAGCTCGATGCGCTTCGTGTCGATGGTCTGCGCGATTGAGAGCCGCTTCATCGGATCGAGATGCGGATAAGGGTTCGCGGCCCCAGGCTCTGTCGTAGCCAGCAACTTGTTCTGCATGGCCTCAAGCTGCGCCGGGTCGTTGGTCGCCAGAAGCTCACGCCGTGCGCGGGTTTCATCACCAGCGGCCAGGATGGACTTTGTCTGCTTGCGGCCCTCATCGAGGGAGAACGTCCCGTTCTTGACTCCGGCCTCGATGGCCTGGACGGCAAGCTGCGTGTTCCCTGCGTTTGCTTGATCGGTGGCCGCTGTCAGAAGCTTGTCTTGCATATACTCAAGCGATCCCTTGTAGTGGATCGTCTTCATCTTCAACTGGCCCTGGGTGCGGCGCTCCGCGATCTGCATCGAAAGCTTCTGCTTCACCGGGCCGTCGCGGACTTCGGCCAGCGCTTGCTCGGCGAGTGGTTTCTCGTAGTGGTCGAACATCCCAGGCGCGACTTCCCATTGCGGGATGCCGGTGCGCTCAACGTCTGTCCCGTCCTCGGACTTCTGGAACCGCTCGATCTTCACGTTCTCAGGAACATCGGAAGCCTTGTAGGATCTGGCATTCGCCACTTCGCTCTCAGCCTGGGCCAGCTTGGTGTGGTATTGCGATAGCGCCCAGATGGCCTTGGCTTCCTGGCGTGCGTTCTCCCAGCTTCTAATCTCAGCCGCGAAGTTCACCACATCCTTCGCGATTGCGGCCTTCGCTGAAGCGTACTGCGGATAGAGCCGCCCCTCTTCCAGCTTGGAGCTAGCTTGCGACTCAAGCGAAGCAGCGGCCCCCTGGCCCTCGCGGCCCAGGCTGCTCATGCCTCTGGTGTAATCAGGCCCAGGTAGTTCCATGACTTACCTCATGCCGGTGGGGTTGGCGCTCGTTGCGTATCCTGAGTTTCCGGTGCTGTTCCACCAAGTCTCGATGGCTCCCTGGCCGGTGTTCGGGTCGATGGTGGCAGAGTTGTAATCGTAGGCCCCCTGGCCCGCAGCCTTACCGGCTCCGATGAAGCCGCCGATCAGCGCGGTCTTGCCGCCCTTGGCCGTGTACTTCGCGCCCTTCCTGGTGGCAGCGGCCTGGGCCTGTGCAGCGCGTTGGGCATAAGATCCCTGGCTCCTGGTCAGCGCGGCCTGTGATGCGGTGGCCCTCTTCTCCCAGGCAAGCTGCCGCGCATTCTCGTCGGCTTGCGACTTGATCACGGTGGCGAGGCTGGTGTTCTCATCCTCTGGAGTCCAGACTGCACCGGACGCGGCGGCTCTGGCCCTGGCGCTGCTTTCCTCCAGCTTCATCTTCTCGCCCAGGCGGCGTTGCTGCTCCTCGCCTTCTTGCTCGATGCGGAGCGCATTCTCATCGGCAACGCGCTTAGACTCAACGCCAGCGGCCTCTTGCATCTTGGCCGCTTCCTTCTGAGCCTTGGACTGTTCCTGTGCGGCTTGGTTCGCCGTGTAGCCTGTGTACATCGCAGAGGCTGCGGCTATCGCAGCCAGCGCCAGAGCTTCATAGCCCATGATGACCTCCTATCCAACTACCCAGGGGTTCGCGCCTGGAGCCATTGCGTACTCTTGAAGCTGTGCGCCCTGACCGCCGCCGCCACCGGGCGCTGGCCCTGCCTTCGACCTGGGAGCCACGTTCCCACCGGCAGCGGCTCTACGCGCCCGATACAGGGCTTCCTTCGGATCGTCGGGCGCTGCGCCTGAGGCGTAGTTCGCGGCAAAGTAGGTCGGCAGATCCTGGCCCTCTTTGAACGCGGCAAGGTTCTGGGCATACGGGTTTTCCTTCGCTCCGCGTGCGATGTCGAAGCCCTCTTGCAGCATCTTGTAATTCGCGCCTTGCTGGAAGCCAGCGATCTTCGTGTCATACTCGCTTTTGAGTTGGTTCTCATGGGCGGCGATGACGGTGGGCGCGGCTCCGGCCTCGTAGAGCTTCGCACGCGACATAGCGATAGATGAGTCCCTGGCCTGTCGCGCCGTGTCCATCCAGGTGCTGTATTCCTTCCAGGTGTTGGACAGATCGGGCGCATCGGGCTTCGGCGGCGCTTGCGCCTTTGGAGTATCGGGCGGGTTGATCATCGTCTTCAGTCCGCTGATGACATCCTGGCCGAAGTCTTTGATCTTTCCCAGGTCATCCTTGTAGCCGCCCAGGTTGCTGATGAAATTCTCAGGGTCGTTCGTTAAGTTCTTGACCAGGGCGCTGCCTGGGTCGAGATACTTCTCCAGAGATCCCAGCGGCCCCTGTCCCTGGAGGAACTGCTCAACCGGCTTTCCCACCACAGGAACTTTTGAGACTACGTTGGAGACGATTTTGTTGGGAGCCGAAAACGCTTTCGACGCCGTATTCTTCACCTTCTTGAATGCCTTTTTAAAGCCGCCGCCGAATCCCATAGCAGTATCCTTTCATGGTGTGACCGTTGACTTTGTGGTTGCCTTCGGGCGCGGGCTTGAATCCGACAGCCTTTACCCACTTGTCCTGATCAGGCCGCGTTGACCGGCAGAACGTGATGAAGATCGTCGCGTTCAGACGCTTCGCTTCCTGTTCTATTCCCAGGCGAGTCAAGCGCAGCAAGCCTTTAGCGTGGCCCTTCGCCTTCGTGGTCATCGCGGCCCAGGTGTGAACCATGTCCTCTTGATCTGGGTTGCGCTTGCCTACCAGGATCGCGAGAGGCACGCCGTCATATCGGATCGTCCAGCCGCCGTCAGCCGTCCTGACTTCTTCCAGTAGCTGCATGGTGTTGCTCAATTCCTTGCTGTCCTCTTTGCTCAAGTGTGACAGAACCCAGGCCGCAGAATCCAGATCAAGCGGTGTCAACTCTATCATGCAGAGACTCCCATCTCTCCGAAGATTGAAATGATCGTGAACGGGATCGGCAGATCTTCCTCGATGACCAGCGTCTCTTTGCGATCCCAGCCAAGGTTCATCACCTGGATGTCTTCAGAGATCCACGGCTCTGGGTCATCCATCGGTGTCAGCGGGTGGCGAGTCGGTGGCCGCGTTCCGTTGATGATCGGGCGCAGAGACTTCAGCGTCCTGACATAGATCTTGTTGAACCGCTTCATGGCCGTCTCGCTGGCCTGTGGCTCTGCGGCTGCTTCTATGGGCATCGTCTCCAGGCGGCGCGGCATCTTCAGCCCAACCATGAAGACCTTGCACGCACGGTCTGCCGTGATCTGACCGCCGGTCACAACCTTGTCCGCTTGCACAGAGCCGTCGCCAACTACTTGCACCGTGTAGCCTTCCAGGTATGAAAGCCCGGTGATCACGTTGGTGGCCGTCACAGACTCAAAGCGCAGCGTGTTGTCGGTGTAGATAGTCGACGGCCCCAGGCTGGACATGATGCCCAGGTGGATCTCGTTCACGCCGTTGACCACATAGCGCACGGCTACCCAGACAAAGTCGGTTCCTATGAACCGCAGCGCCGCGATGCTCATCAGGTTGCCGCCTGTGAAGCTATGGCGATGCCAGCCGATCAGGCTGTTCGGGCGATCATAGGTGCAGCCGATCATGTTCCCATTGAGGGTGACCATCCAGATCACGTTGTCGGGGTTCTGCGCCCAGGCCATTTCGTAGATCTTGCCCTCGGTGATGTGTTCGCTGGGGAAGGTCATGTCAGTCGATACCCAGCCGGATTCCTCAAAGCGGTATCCCATCGCCCGCAGCTTGCGGCTGTCCGATCCGATGTAGAGGATCTGGTTACCCAGCGGCAGCGGAGCCGTCGCCAGCGAACCGTAGGCGCTCTGCGGCTCGATGGTGATGTCGCTCGGAGTGATCACGCCGTCCTTCGATGAGATCACGAACTCGGTGTTGTCCGTTCCGATCAGAAGGCTCTTCACGCCTTTGATCCAGCGAATCGTCCCGGCCTTTGCGATAGCGTAGGCCAGCGCTGCATCCGCAGCGGTTCCGATGGTGAAGTCGGTGTAGACTCCAGACTTGCTGGCCCAGATCTTCGACGGGTTGTCCGGTGTCCCGGCCAGCCACAGTCGGCCATCGCTGAAGGTCAGCGTGCCAGGGTAGTTATCGGTGGCCCACTCTGTCGGAGGCGATGTGAAGGTGATCGTCTCGATGGAGAACACGCCTGGGCTGGTGTAGGTGATCTTCTGCGGAGGGACAAGCGGATGCACCAGATACATCACGTTCCCGGCGGGCTGGATCTCGTATTGAATCCCTTGCAGCGCGTTGTTGAAATAGGGGCCGGTAAGTTCCACCGCCGGAAGAGGCGTGACCGCATCGTCATCGACAAGGCCCACAGAACTGATCACGCTGTTCCCAGGTGAGCCAGCGGCCTGACTGATCTCGATCCACGTTGTAGCGCCGGTAGCCAGGAACGAAAACTGATAGACGGCCCGCGTTCCAATCTGGTAGGTTCCGATCTCAGCGCCGCCAGCGGTGGTTCCTACTTTGATCGTCGGGTTGAGCCGCGTGAACGATGTCACGGCCAGCGTCATCTGGTGGCCCGCCACAGAGGTCACCGACTGCCGGATGGCTGCTGGGTTCGCAGAGGATGCATCGAGGGTCGCAGTCCCGATGGCAAAGTAGACCGCGCCCTGGTTGCCGCCGGTTCCGGTGTAGACCGTCCAGCCGGTTCCCAGTTGCTGGAAGCGTCCGTTCACCAGCATATTCGCGTTGGCCGGTATCCCAGACTCTTGCAAGACCAGGATCTTGTTCCCGTAGAATACCAGCATATAGGCTTCATCTGGCTTGACCGGGAAGGGTATCAGTCGGGCCGTGGTCTGGTTCTGGAGCCGGTAGGTATGGTAGAAGCCGCCCCTGGAATAACACGGCCCCTGGCTCACGGGAATGCAGTTCAGCATCGCCTGTGCGCCTTCCTTGTAGCCCTTGAGATCTGTGCGGCTCATCAGGCGCGGAGACAACTCGCCAGCCGTGAAGGCCGATTGGATCATCTGCGCTCGGCTGCTCATCATCGCACCTTTTTCAGATCGTTCGACTGCACGCGCTGTCTGCGTCCCTGCCGTCCATCATTCGTGATGGCCTCGGCCAGCTTCTTCTCGTAGAGGCTGAACATCAGTTGCATATGCTCTTTTGAGTTCGTGGCCGGGATGGCGATGTCCGATGCAAGCCGCGCAGCCAGCGCCTGGGAGAATCCTTCTGACCACTTCTTCGGATCGTCCTCGCGCCGGGTGTAGCGGATGTAGACCGTGGTGGCGTTGCAGAGGATGTTGATGCCTTCTCTTACCCAGGACTCCAGCGGCTTCGACTCATACTCATCAGGGCTGTCGGTGGCGTAGCAGATCCGCAGACAGTCAGCCGGAAGCGGCACGGCGTATGCGTATCCCCAGGCAACCGTCTCGGTGGAAGGCGCTAAGACCACTCGCCGCTGGGCGAACGTCCAATCAGATCCCTCAAGCAGCGCATCCCGCAGCGGCGGCAGATTGTCCTTGCAGAGTGCTGCGGCCTTGCTGGGGTCATCGAGACTGATGAGTCGATCCAGGCCAAGCCAGCCCAGAGCCTGATTAGCGACTGAAACCTCGCTTGTGTTTTGGCCCATCTTTTTTTCCTTTGCCTTTGATGGCTGCGGTGAGCTTCTCGGTGATGGAGTGCGTCTCCTCCTGGTGCGGCAGCGGCGCTGGAGCCACCACAGGGTTCTTCATAAACCGGCGCACCACTTCGATCTGCACGTTCACGATGGGCGAGATCTCCTCGGCGGTCTTCCCCTGCTCGGTCATCTTGTCGATCATCTCGATGTCGAGGGTGCTTGCTCCGGTCTTGCGGAAAACGTCGACCTTGAACATCTTCATGTTCTCGGAAACTCGCTGCGGTGAATCGCTCACAGTCATCTCCTCATGGTTGCGCGGCCCAGTATTGAAGCCACATATCGTTGAAGGCTCCGGTGTAGCCCAGGCTGCGAAGGTAGGCGAACCACATATCGTTTGTCTGCCATTGCGTGGTGATGAAGGCGGTGATCGGCCTCATGCTGAACTCGTAAAGCTCGGCGATGGCTCCGATGCTGGCTTCGATAAGCGGAGATCCAGAGATGCCGGTGATCGTCAAGATAGCCTGACTCATCCCTGGCTTGTTCTGCGCCCACAGTCCGTAGCGGAGTGCGCCGATACCAAATTGAAATTCGCCGGTTGTGTAGGCCGTCATTCCAAGTCTGACCAGAAAGGTTCCGTTCCACGGCCCACCGTTCTGGTTCGATAGCCGCGAGGTCGCCGTGTTACTGCCGTCGATGGTCGCCTTGTTCGCGCCGACAAGCCATCCAGGGCCTTCTGTCCAGTAGACGGTGTTGCTGAAGTTGGGATCTGTGAGGCCCTCGGCTCCGAAGCTGCCGCGCACCTTGGCAAACAGGAACTCGCGCTCGGCCTCGTCCAGGCTGTTCGCTACAGCGCCACCGGCCTTGTACCATGCGAGAAGGCCCTGGGGAATGTCAGGCCCTCCGGTTGCTCTCAGGATCTCGTCGGTAACGTGCATGGGTCACCTCACGGTCTGATACCGGACAGGATGCCTTTGTTCGCGGACTCGCGCAGAACTTCCAGAATCTGCTCAAATCCCTCGTCCATCACTACGCTGCGCGTTTGCTGGTTCAGCCCTGCGGCAAGGTTCACAACGGCGCAGACGTTGATGTCTGATCCGGCGTTGGTCGTGTCGATCTGCATCTGGCCCGTCGCTTCGACAAACATGGCCCGCTGGACATCGGTGACCTTACCGGCCTTGAACTCTTCAAGCAGAGCGCCGATGCAACTACCGGCCCGCTTGAAGATCTGCGGAGCGTTGAGTGCGGGGTTCGTGGTTTGCGGAATCATCAGACCGATGCAGCCCTCCGGCATGGTCGCCGAAGGCGGGTCATTCATCAACTGCACTTTATAGCCGATGATGTCAGGGATTGCTGCGTAGACTCGATACATGGCGGGTTCTCCTTGATGGAGTAAAGCGGAGAGCAGCCGTGAAGCCGCCCCCCGCTTGCGTTTGCGAGGATTACTTCTTCCCCGTTTACTGCTTAGATCGTGTCGAGGACTCGGAGATGAACGATCTGCTCATCCTCAACGCGGACTGCACCAGCGGTCAGGGCGGTGTAGATGCGCCATGCGAAGCTGATGGTGGGATCTTCGGCCACTCGCGCCCAGATGTCCTTGTTCATCTGCAAGCCGATGGCCCGTTTCGTGAAGGCCAGACAGCCCTTCTCGCCGGTATCCGGTGCAAGCAGCCGGGTGGAGACTACCCAGGTGAAGCCCATCCACATCGGGACGATGCCGGTGGCATTCAGTTGCTGGAGAGCCTGGGTGCGGACGTAGTCCGAAGAGGTTGCTTCGGTCATCTGAAGCAGCTTACGAACCTGGGTGGGGCCTACGACCATGACCTTCGGAACGTCGGGCATGATGTCGTTCGCCATGAACTTCTCTTGCACCTGGGTGACCAGATCGAAAGAGATCGGCAGGGAGCCGTCTCCGACAAGCTGTGCGCCAGGGAAGGCCACAGGGGTTCCGGTTCCATCGAGCGCGGTTCCGGTTGCGGCGGCGATGATGATGTCATCCAGGGCGCGGCGCATGGTCATGCCGTGCTTCTCCGCGATGCTGGACTTGGGGTCGATCAGCATCTGGACGATGTCTTCCGGCTCAACGGTGTCGCCATCGTGCCACGTTTGCGGCAACGAAACCCGGCGGCTCCAGGGCGAGTCGGACGCTGGGGTGGCGGTGCGGGCTGCGGTCTTCTGCACCGCGTTGCCCTTGCCCAGGCGATCCCAGTTGTGTTTTTCGGAAGAGACGGCCCGCTCGGTGACATAGGGCCGCAGACGGGAAACGGTTTGCTGCGCCAACTGGCGCACGGTGCGCTCAAAGCTCTGGATATAAGCTGAGTCGATGGTGATGGTGGACATGGTGTGACCTCCTACGGTTTGGAACGTCGGTTTGGAAACTCGGTTGCAGTCGCGAGGTTCCTCGCCGTAGGTTCTCCGTCACAATGACAGACCATGCACGGTGGGAAGGGTTGGGCAACTCAGCATGGGCCGATGGCTTGTCATGCTATCTTGCCGCCCCGATGTCAAAAGCGTATCACGCAAAAATCTGGAATGTCAACCTATATCGCGCAGAAGCTTCACGATGGTCGTGAACAGGACATCCTTCACGCGCTGGGATGTGGGGAGCGCATTCCAATGAACCATGCAGGGATGCAGCTTGTGTTTCGCATCCTTCTGCGCCCCCCATGTCCAGCCTTCCTCTTTCCTGTTCTTCATCCACAGTTCATGCGACTCCGCGAATGTCAGCGTCGAATGCCTGTGGAAGTTGACCGCCCGCGCCAGAGCATCGCGCTCTTGGTGTTCGCAGTCATCCCAGGCTGGGCCTTCCTTCTCGCCGATGGCGGCTTGGTAGGCCCGGTTCAGTTCGTAGGCAACGCGGGCGATTTCTGAGTTTAGCACGGTCTGGGTTTTCCTTTCTTAGCCATTAGTCATCACCTACCTTTCACGGGTTCGCTATCCGCAGAAGATCGATGCGGCGGGCCATCAACTGCTTGTACTCCTCGGCCCCCTGCGGGATCTCGTTCATGCGCTTCTCGATCTCGCCCACTCTTGACAGGGCCTCGGACGGTGTCAGGACGTTGGAGCCGCCGCCTTTCCCCTGGGCCGTGATCTCTGAAGCCTCGCCGCCGATTGTTTCCATGATGTTATAGAGCCACTTGGCCGAATGCGAATCGAGGCCACCGTTCTTGACTGCCGCCATCAGGTTCTTGGGTGCGTTGTTGACCGTCAGGAACTTCTCAAGCTGGCCCATCCTCTGGTGATGCGCGGCTCCCCACTCTTTCTTGAGAGCGGCCTGATCGGCTTGCTGCGCTCGGATCTGCTCCATCTGCTTCGCCATGTTCGCGTCCGTTGCAGCCTTCACAAGGCCCTTGAACTGCGCGTTGGACAGGCCAAGCTGGTGAGCCACCGGACGCATGGCCTCGGCCTCTGACAGGTCGACCTCGTATTCCGCGTCATCGTATTCCGGTAGCTCGTAGCCCTCAGGCTTCTCAGGCCGTCCCAGAGCCGCGTGAAAGGCCCCAGGATCGTCGCCTTCGCCAGGGATAGGCATCACGCCATACTCTGGGCCAACGGCCAGCAATCGCTCTCGGAAGGCCTTGCGATCCTCGGCTCCGGCCTCTTTCGACGGGATGCGGACAGAGTTGCCCAGGCGGCTCTGGGCCTCAAGGTAGCCCTTGGTGAGCGTCGGAATGTCCGCGATGGTCTTGAGCGCCGGGTTCTCCCGGTACTCAGGCGGCAGGGCCTCGCGCCAGTTACTCGGTGCTGGGGTTGCTGCCGGTGCTGCCGGTGCGCTTTCTTGCGGTGCTGCCGGTGCGGGTGCTGCGGGTGCTTGGGATTCGGGCATCTTGTTTGACCTCTCTCAAGTAGGTTATCACATCGCGCCGTCCTTCCAGATACGCGGTGTGGTGGGAATCGCCCTTGCAGTAGCAAGAGCCGTCGAAGTCCTCGGCCAGGATGTTGATCAACTCCTCGCCGTTGGCCGTCATCAATATTCGGTTAAGGCGCAAGCGCTTGCTCTCCACCAGCGGCTCCTTCCATCGTCTGCGCTGCCGCCATCGGATCTTGCTGCATACCTTCAACCGGCATCCCGGCATCCGACATGGACTTCATCGCAGCGCCCATGTTCTTGGTGACATCAGCGCCAGCCGCCGCCTTCGCAGCCGCTGCGGCCTCTTGTTGCTGGGCCTCGCGCTCGGTGCGCTTCTTCGCCATCTCGGCCTCGGAGCGGATCACCTTGGCCGGGACTCCGCTGTAGAAGGCGTGTTCGCGCACCGCCTTCGGAGCGTCGATGGCATCGAGTACATCCGGCCCGAAGGCCTCGGAGGTCGCAGCCGCGAACGCCATCTCGCTCCCAACGGCATCGGACAGGCCCGTCTTCTGCGCCATCGGGATCGGGCCGACATACTCGATGTCGAGGTTCGCGTTCTGTGCCTTCAGCGTCTCCGGCATATCCGGCAGACGGCCCGCACGGTAGAGGACAGAGAAGGTGACCTTGATGATCGGGTCGAGCAACTCGGCCTGGAGACGGCCCAGGGTCGGCCCCAGAAGCTTCTGCATTTGCTGCCATCGGCGTTCGACCTCGGTGGCCGTCATGGCCGGAGACTCCTTGAGATCGAGGCGGCTGGCATAATAGTATTCGCGGATCATGTTGCGCCGGTTCTCGCGCTCCTCAAGCACGATGCGGCTGTCCTGGCCCTCGGAGAGCGGCTGGAGGTCTTCCATGTTCTTGACAACGGTCAAGCCCCCAGGGGTCTGGTCGAGGTCGCCGATCAGGCCGCGCTCGGTGGTCTTCATCGGCGGGTCGATGCTCTTCGCCAGATATTGCAGCATCAACTCCTCTTGCCGGTTGAGCGTCTTCGCGTCATAGACCGCGATGTGGCTTGGGCCGTGGCCCCACCGGGATTCGCTGATCTTGTTCCAGCGCACGATGGACGCGGGCATTTCGTGATAGCCGCCTTCCTTGCCCAGAAGGGTCGCGTCCTGTTCAAGCACATACTTGAATCCCCAGGGGCGGCGCTTCGGCGGCAGCGTGCTGTAGGTCGGCTTCGGGTTCGCAACGCGAGGGAAGATGCAGAAGAAAACACGCGCCCGCTCTGCCGATCCCTGGGTGCTTTCAGCCTTGACCTTCACGAAGTCAGGCACGCCCGCCGCTCCAAACTTGTCGAGGATCTGCAAGTAAGTCCAGTTGAGGATGCGGTAGAAGATCATCGGCTGGCCCGCGTGGCCCTCCTCAAAGTACGTCTCCTTGAGCGGGATGGCCGTGAAGTCCAGCTTGTCGTTCGCGTATTCCTCGATCATCGAGGCCGTGCCATAGCTGGTGAGATCCATGTAGATCTCCGCGATCTCCAGCGAGAAGTCGCTCTCCAGCAACGCTTGCCACATCGTGTCGGCCACGGCGTCGAGCCATGCCCTGGCTTCGCTGTCATCGTTCAACTCGTTCTTGCGGAACTTCAGATTGAACCAGCGGAAGAATGGTGATGTCAAATTCCCATGAAGATTGGCGGCGAGGTTTTGCTGGGCCTGGAGCGCCGTGCCATCGTAGATCTCAGGCCGGTCAATCTTGATCGATCCTTCGGTCACGTTTTGCTGCATGAAGCTTCCACGGTATGGACAGATGTAGGTTTCGATGTCTTGCCAGAGGTTCTCCTGGGTCTTGCGCTCTGCCTCAAGACGGTTCACGCGCTGCTTGATGTCTTCTTCCAGCATGGCTCTTTACTCCCTTCGCGCTATCGACGCATTCGCAAACATTACTACTGAGTCAAGATGAGTCAAAGCCGCCGACAGTTCGCGGCTGTCAGGACACAGCGCATCGAGCATCAGAGCGAACTCCCTGGCCTCGTCCCTGATCCTCTCATACTTCGGCAACTGAGAAGCCTTCGGCGCGTGGTACTTGAAACGTATTTCGATTTCCTCATTAGTCATTGAAGCCCCCTCTGTCTGTCAAGATCCCTGGCATCGTTCAGCCAGGACAAGTCGGTGTCCTTCCTTCGGCCCATCTTGCTCTCGGTTGATTTGATCACGCGATGCATCTGGTGATACTGGGCCTGTCCCTGCCGGGTGTCCATCAGCTTCGATCCGCTCTCGTCTGCGGCTCCGGTGCGGAAGGCATCGGCGCAATGGCTGGCCCAGTTGTGGATCGGCTCCTGGCCGTAGACCTTGTGCTTGTCATCCCACTTGCGGCTGTAGCTCTCCAGCGCGAAGATCCCGGCCTCGCAGAGGGTCACATCGAACCAGACCAGCGGCAGCAACGTCCGCACCGCATGGATCTGCTCAAGCTTCTCGGACAGGTTGCGCGGGCGCTGCACGATGTCGGCAAGGCAATGAAGCTCATCTTCCATGACGCTTTGCCGGGTGCGGCCCGCGATCAGTTCGTGGTGGTCGCCGTCATGCGGAAGCTTGATCTTGTCGATGCGGTAGTTCCAGGCGCGGATCTCTTCGCAGATCCTCGGCAGCGAGGTAGTGCGCCACTCGTTGAAGCGCAGCGCGTTAAGCTGAAAGCCGTGGCGCTGCATGGCCCAGCATGATGTGTAATCGTTCCAGCCCAGGTCGAACCATAGCTCTGTGTGCAGGCTCGGATTGTAAGGCACGGGACAGATGTGGCCCTGCTGCCGGAGCCGCTCCATGATCGCGCCGTAGTAGCTGCCAAGTGCGCCGGATGTGAAGCTGCAATAGAACTCCTGTTGAATCATGTCCTCCGGCATCCCGGCGCGGCGCTCCTCCTCGATGGCCGCGAGGTCGACGGCTCCGGTATCGTCCACGGTCTTGAGCGAGTGGAACCACTTCGGGTTTCCGCTTGCGTGGTTAAACATCGAGTAGCCGTGGTTGCGTCCGCGTGGCGTGTAGATGAATGAAGCCCAGCCGCCGTTGGTAGCCAGGATCGGCCTGATATAGTCCCAGGCCGTGGGGTCTGCGATGCTGAACTCGGAGAAGGTCACGCCCACCGGGTTGGTTCCCATCAAGGCATCGTAGCGATCAGATCCGACAAGCTGCCAATAGCTGCCGCCGTGGAAGGTGATCTTCATGTCTGCGATGTGGGTGTCTGCTCGGATCTCATGCGGGAAGGCTGAGTCGATGATGCGGTTGCCATCGATGTCGATGGCGTCCCAGATGACCTTGCGGGCCTGGGAAAACTCCGGCAGCATATGGTAGTAGCCGCCGACTCGCTGCATCGCCATCTTGGCGGTCTGGTGCAGCATGGTGAGGTCTTTGCCGGAGCGTCGATGCCAGACACAGGCGGCTCTGAGGCCACCGTGGTCAAAGTAGGACATCAGGTCATTCTGGTATGGCCTGGGGGTGAACTTGTTTGGCAGATATATCTCCGGCATTCTCAGGCCTCACAACTGGCGCACGCTGGATGATGACGGTGATCGCCTCGCCATCGCCGCCGACCAGCTCACGCGGCAGCATCTTGCTGACCAGCTTGATGAACTCGAGGTAGTTGTGGTCGCTCTTCTTCGCCCAGGTGACCATACCATTCCAGCCGCCCAGCTCCTCGAAGGCATTCATAAACTGCTTCTTTAGAGACTGCGTGACCGTGGTCTTGGCCCCCTTCGGCCTGCCGTTGGGGTTCGGGCATTCACAGCCCTTTGTCCACTCCACTCTTCCTCGCGGCATTGCTGGCTCCAGGCGATGTGTAACCGGAGCGCTGTGGGAGCCGCTCCGGCGCAACAAGGAGAAACGACAGACACGCGCTGACCAGGCGCGTTCATGTCAATGGTATTGCAGTTTAGTGGAAGATGTCAACGATTGTTGTCTGAGGCGCTGCAATACCCAGGACTTTCTCGCTCAACTTCAGCAGCGCGTCCTTGTCTTCTTCGGTCTGGGTGATCTCATGCCATGCACAGTCGCCGCAGAGGATCGGATCGTCGCGGCCGTCGTAGTCACGGCAGGCCTGCGGTCGGTCGAGGTAGATCGCGCATCCCCTGGGGGTCAGGTGCTGGCAGGTCAGCTTGAATGCAACCAGCGGCAGGGTCGGCGTCTCGAAGACCGCGGCGCCTCGCACGTTGTAGAATGCGATGGCGTTTTCGTTGTCCATGTTGAAGGCTGCCCTCACGGCCACATAGTTGCAGCAGCGAAGGCAGCCCAGGCACAGTTGGCTTTTGCGTCGGTCAAGCGGTGATGTCATTTGGGCTGCGCCGTTGGGATGTAGTAGCACTTGATCGTCACGAATGGGCGATCCGCTCTCGAGGACTCGGCCGATGTCACGCCAGGGCCGATGGATGCAGCGCCGCCGGTCGCCGTGCCGCCGGCATCGTTCATAATGCCAGAGGCGCCGCCCCCCAGGCCGATGTGCCAGCCGAAGAAGGTTCCGGCACGCCGGTAGCCGTCCTTGACCAGGATGAAGTGCGTGGCGCCCTTCTTGGCCGCATACAGGACAGCGGACGCGAGGCAGTTCGCCGTTGTCAGCTTGTCGTTCTCGCTGTAGCCGGAGACCGATCCCATCAGGCGCATGGTGGTGTTCGCCATGCCGGTGAAGGTCACGCGCTTCGGCTCGATGACGGTCTCGCGCAGCAGGGCGTCTCCGATCTTCACGCTGCCGTTCGAGAGCCGGATGATATCGACCAGGTCGACCTCGCCGCCCAGCTCCGCGATCAGCTCGGACGCAGGGCTGACACGCCAGTCGGCCATCTCTCGCGGATCATCGTAGAACGTCGGGAAGAGCGGCTGGCCTGTACCAGGGCCGATCGGTAGCTGCCGCGGGTTGGTGACTTCCATGCCGATGGTCTGCTCGACCATGTTCACGCTGGTCTGGTTGTTGCCGGCGTTGACCGCGTTGGCTTGCTGGCTCTGGCCTTGGCCCTGGAGCTGGCCCTGGGCCTGCGCTTGACCTTGGATCTGGCCCTGCGCTTGTCCCTGCGCCTGTCCCTGGTTCTGGCCGAAGAGCTGGCCGTTTGCGTTCACGTTGCTTGCGATGAGTGCGATGGCGATGATGATGGCGATGATCGGTGCTTTCTTCATGCTGTTCCCTCCGTTGTGGTTGGCCCCCATGGTTGTCTCC